CAGGTATCATTTTGTCTCTTGAATCGCTTCTTTAATAATCTTTTTTAACTGTCTACTTTTCTTTCTACCTAGACCAGCAGATGTATCAATCTTGACTTTAACCCAGTAAAGTGCAATCAATACTAAAATAAATGGAATAGAATCTGCCCATGAGATCTCATTCCAAGCCTCTACAACATTCAACACTGATAAAATCATTTAGGGACCTCCTTTCTATAATCTTTTTTGGGATCTTTAAGACCTTTCACAGGTCCACTAGTCTTTGGCCAAGCATTAATTAATTGTATATATACTTCTTCTCTTACCACCTGACGTATCTGCTCTATACGTTCACCCTCTCTTTTCTGTGGACCACCTTGCATCTTATCTATCTGATGATTGCCACCAACAAATGCACCAGTTCCTATGACTGCTGTTGCTGTTGTGATTGATGCTGCTTTTTGTATGTCCATTATTTTTCCTCCCTATCATACTCAATAACTATTTTTTTCCACTTTGTTCCTGAATGATCTGAACAATAAAGTTGGGTGAAAGTTCCACCAAGATCACGTGATATGAATTTCAACTCATCCAATAATTTTTGCTCTAGATGCCCAAAGGGATCATGGTGTTTATCAATATTCATGCTAGTGTCCCAAATGATCTACGAATTTCACGCAGTTCTTCAAAATCTTTCTGTTTTGTTCCTCCATCATATGCCCAAGCATAACCTTCATCAATCATTTGTTCGTTAAGCGACAAGTCTGAATCCCCGATATAAAGCCACCCAAGAAGACGACCATATTTACCGACCCCACCAACAAGTTCAGTCCTAATAGACAACTCATCAGAACCGTTAATAGCACCTTCGAGTTTGTCTTTAATCCATTTAGTTGCGTCCAAACCAAGAGCCTTTTCCTCCAAATTACGAGTACGTTTTTCAGGTGTATCCACTCCTGCTACTCTAACACGTTCTTTCTTGTATAGGTCAAAACCTAAATCAATTGTAACATCAATAGTATCTCCATCCAATACCCTATTGATTTCTGTCACCCTGAAGTTGTAACAACTCTTCCTTGATGGTGGTGTCATCGCTCCCATCTTCATCCTCCCATAGATCCTCTAGTGCTTTATTTATAGAGTCTTCTACAGGAGTTCTAGTCTGCTCACTCTTCCATTCTCTTATTTCCTGAATCATCTGACCCATGTTAAGAGGAGACATGACTAGTAATGTTGTCAGTACAGCACTCATCCTAACAAGTCTGATGGATGACTATGCTTTTCTAATTTACCTGACATAGTATATGCTTCCTTGCTACCACCATGTCCATGAGCTATACCTAACTCATGCATCTTAGCATGTTCATCTATAGGATCTCTTAATTCTTTTTTACCTGCTCCCACTGTAAGATAAATTCCATATGCCACTAAACTTAAAAGAAGTAATCCAAAGAATAGAATCAATCCTTGATCTGGTGTTAGATTTAGATGAGGAATAATAGCATCAGGTTGTTTCTCCCATGTACCAGGTAAGTTATATACTGATGGTCTTGATAAGAAAATCATAATTAAATACTTAGTAAGGTTATTATACCATACTATTTACGCATATGCTTGTGCTGCTAACCAGAAAGATAAACTTAAAGATGTTCCCATGATGGTGAGTCTGCTCATCCACCACATTATTTCATGTTTATTTTTGTTCATGATTCTACTATGCAATAGTCAATAAAAAAAGGATGCTCCTTTAATGCTGGAACATCCTCTTTTGCGTCTTGTATTGCTTGATATGCGTCTACTGCATACTCACAGATTTCATAATGATGTAATTCTGTGTCGTGATATCCAACTGTGTAGTGAGTCAGGGGCATGATTCTTCAATCCCATACTACAATATTTATAGCATGAACTAGTAATTTTTGCCTATTTCAGTGTGGACTTACTGACTCAGTTAGAGTATCAACGCACCAATAACAAATCCTTTAGCAAAGGCAATGCATGTTACTTGATAGTCAGTCCACCCAAACTTATCTTGGCACTTTTTGATGAGTGCCTTATCCCAAGCCACTACCTTATCAAAATACTTCTTCATCTTTGTCTCCCTCTATTTTTAAACGTCTTTTAAGAAAAAGGATCTCCCTTTTCAATTCATCCTTTTCAATCTTCAGTTGTTCGATTTCTTGTTCGTAAACAATAATCATTTGTTCAAGTCGTACTACATCATTCTCAAGATCCCATCGTGGTTTGGGATATGGGTTGGTCATGTTGAATAATTAGTTAGTCATTTAAGGGTTTCTTTATTTTTACATGGTAAAAGGTGGTTCTTCTTTCTTAGGAGCTGGTGCAGCAGCAGTTAAATTAAGAGGTGCTTGCTCAATTCTAATAACCTGTGCAGGTGCAGTCTGAGATGCCTTCTCAATTAACTTCTCTAAGTCTCCTTTAGATACTGCAGGAGTAGATGAGTTGCCATTACCATTGCTCTTATTTTTAGCAGTTTGGACCCCAAAAGTTGCTAAAACTCCAGTAAAAACCGAAGCTATAAAAGTTGGATCAATATTCTTCTGTGGGAAGTTTGGAATAGCCACGTAATTCAAAGTCAAAATTCCGCCTGACCAGACCAAAATACCAAGCCGTACAAATGTACTAATGATTGCTAGCTGTTCATCATGATCAGGAACAATAGCATCTGTTAGTTTTCCCAACACACCTTTAGATTTTTCTTTTGCCTCTTCTCCTTTTACCTCTTCAGAATCCTCTGGCATATCCACAGTCTCTTCTTCTTTTACATCTTCAGGCATAACAGTAAAGCAACTGGCCTATTTAGTATCAGCCACCTTCAACCTCACACCCTATACGACTACCAACAACTATACCTAGTGGAATTGCCCACCAACGTCCATCTCCACGTGACATTGCAGCTGCAGCACCACCACCTAATAGACCACCAGCAATCTTACCATCAGTACAATCATTATTATCATACTCTATGGTAGTTTTACGTGTGTATCCACCAGTTCTCAAGGAGTTATGAGAATTTTTACAAGGAACCTCAATGGTTTCATGAAAAGATTGTACATAACCAGGATTATCTGCATTGCCTGGTATATACTCCTCTCTATACTCTGTCTTAAAACAACTACGACTAGATGAATATCCTGGTTGATATTCATCTGCAAAGGCAGCAACAGGAGTTACTGCCATCAATGATGCAAGCAAAAGTTTCATATTAAAAACTAGGAATTCCTAATCCAGCAGAGGGAACAGAAGCAGAACCAGGTGTAGGTGAAAGATCAGGTGCTCCTATGGGTAGTCCACCACCTAGAGACCCAGTAACTGCTTCAATAGCTTGAGACTTGATGCTATCAACAATTGAATCTCTGTTGACATATACAAATACGCCACTAGCGACAACGGCAGCAGATACAAGACCAGACGCAATAGCAAGGACATTTATAATTTTCTGCATTTATATTTTATGCAAGGGTATTTATTTATGCTTTATTATAATACGCTTCAAAATATTTGACAACCCCATCACTTCTAACATTTCCTTTTTCTATCCATTCATTAGCACACTCATACATTGCTCTAGTAGGGTGCTGCACACTATACTTTTTTAAAAGTATGGTCAATATATTCTGTCTTAGTTCCATATTACTGTATCTCCAGTCACCTGGATACTTTGTTTGTGTCATTTAATCCTCCATCATGTAAGCCATCATGGTCATAAACATAGTGGTTGTCATTATAACACCAACCACCACCATGAAAACCATTTGGTAAATTTCTGTAAAATTAATCATTAGATTAGACCTAGAGAACCTGCAGTCATTCCCACTGCAACAAAAAATCCAAACTCTAAAAGATCTCTAGAACCTGGAGGAATAGATGTTAGTAGTAATGCTAGTGGTATCATTGAAATACAACTGTGGATAAGTTGGTATATACTGTTGCTGCTATGATGCAGCTAAAAAATAAGAAAGGCATTTGATTAATAGTAAACTGATCACTCCAACCATTGCCAAGCGTCCATTCCAACGCTCAGCAAATCTCCAATATGGGTGAGATAAATCAATCATGTTCCAGAAGGTGCATATGCTGG